GTATAAGAGACAGATCATATATTGTAAGAACTGTACCGACGTATTTTCCATCAGTCGGCAAGTTGATTACATATAGATATGATTTAGTCAAGTCCCCTCCGGATTGTAGATTAAAGGAATCGGATACAGTATACTCTTTAGTGACAGGATCTTGAACAGCTCCTTCTCCGAATGTCTTGAATGGGATTTTTAAGTATCCGGAGAATGTTCCGCTATCAGCATTAACTTCACCGTTCACTTTGACTTTTGCTTTTCCATCCTCTACCGATACAATGAATTTATCATCAATGTTGATACCGGTGGTCATGATAGCTTCAACTAAAAGTTGACCGCTAATCTGGACACGTTCACCTTCAATCTTGATACCTGATGCGTCGGCATTGATAGCGGCGAGGATTGTATTTGGATTACCGTCCTTATCTTCACCCATGACCTCCACTTTCCATTCTTTTGCGTTCTGAGTTACCTGGGTGCCTATTTCTTTAATGATGTCCCCTTCAGCATCTGTAACTGACTGTTTGAACTTACTAGTCAGTTCTTCCGCAGTTTGATTGAGCTCAGACTTATGACTTTCAGTTGTAGCATCAATCTCTCCGTTAGCATGTATCGTTTTCTGTTGAACGTTCTCTTCGAACTTGGTTGTCAGGTTCTTCGCAGTTGCTTCAATTTCTGATGTGGCCGTATTCTTAGAGATAATGATCGCCCCGTCAGCTTCCTTTGTTTTCTCCTCTACATTCTTGTTGAAGGTTACTGTTAATGCTTCAGCGGATGCCTTGATGTCTGATTCAGCCGATTCCTTTTTATTAGTGATCGCACCGGTAGCCTCTTCTGTCTTTTCTTCTACTGTTTTCTTGAATTGCAGATCAAGTTGCTCAGCAGTCATGTTTAATGATGACTCAGCGGCTTTCTTTGCTTCGGATATCGCACCGGTTGCCTCTTCTGTTTTAGTATCTACCAGGTTGGTAAATGCAAGTATAAAGTCCTTGGCTGTGAGTTGAAGCGTACCGGTTGCTTCTTCCGTTGCTGTTGAGATAGCACCCAGAGCATTCGTCGTTTCGGTATTAACCTTATGGGTAAAGTCAGCAGACAACTTCTCATAATTGACATTAAACTCAGAAGAAAGTTCTTCGATTTTGGTCACATGTTCACCTGCGGTGGTAGCTGATCCGGCAGCAGAGCTAGCAGAATCAGAAGCTTCCTTCGCGTACTTGATCACTTCCTGCCATTTGCCGGTAATTCCATCCTCTCGAATCTGGAAGTCACCCCGTATCTGAATTTCACGACTGTTCAACTCATCTTCGATTGTTTTGTCATTATGAAGAATAAATGTACCCCGGATGATCACACCGTCAGCGATCAAGCCGAACCAGCGTTTCACACCCCCTACAGCTTCTTTTGCCCACGCGGGAATCAGACCGATATCCGCATGTCCAAGGACGCATTTTACATGCTCCGGATCAGAATAAGCCGCCCAGCTGTCGATTCCGTCATAGAAGTACTGACAGTTGGTTTTCGATGAGATACGGATGAATGATTGACGCTCTTCGTCAGTGATATTCCCTACGCGCACAATGATCATGTGCTGGTAAGGAACTGAATCGCCTTCCGCTTCGAGTAGAATGGATTGGTCACCGCTTGACGGATCAGAGATGGCAGTAAGCTTCTGGACGGAGTAGATTACACCGCTGTTGGCGGGATTGTGATAATACCCTAGCAACAGGTCATTTTCGGCAAGCGGATTGTAGTCACCCTCTCTCAGATCAGGATAAACGGTGAATGTCCCGTCTCCGTTGTCTATGCTGGAGGCTATCTTGATACTGCTTGATATGATCTCTTCATCTTCTGTTACCCGGATTCGGTTGTGGACAAACTCATTCGTGATGAACTTGTCACGAACGAAGACTGACTTGAACTCTGCGTTACCGAGCTTGTCTACTATCCAGCCCGATACGCCTGAGACGAATGTGCTTACCCATTCATCTACTTCTTCCCCGGCAGCATTCAAGATCTTTTTCCCTGTTGCTTTTGCTGAGGAGATGAATCCCCAGATACCGGTGTTGATTAGTCCTGCCATTCTGTTCCTCCTATCATTTGAGTTAAGAGTGCCACCTGCTTTTCCAGTCTATGGTAGTCAGCTACGGTGATTCTCTTTTTTTGTTCTACATCAGATTCCGGTTCATCCTCGATGGTTATCGCTTCTTCAATATCTGTGTCTTCTAGTGGCGTATCCTCGTCGATAAGAATGGTTTCTTCGTCAGTAGGATCATCTATTTCTTCATAATGTTCCGGAAGTTCCAAGAGTGGTTCGGGTAGTTCTTCACCTGACAGATAGTAGGTGTATCCGAGATAGATTTCATTACCGAACAGTTGCCCGTCACTAATTCTACGGAGTACTTTGCCTTCGTCCGCAAGAATGTGTCTATTGTTTAATTTATCTATTTTCATATTTCTTCCTCCGGGAAATCGGTTGCAAATTGACTCATAGGCTTAATTCTGCCCGCTAACACGGTCCAGTTGGTTGCTGTTTTGTAGGCGTCTACTGATTCGTCAGGGACATAGATAGAATAACGATAGATGTTCGAGTTACTAAAAGTGGTCGTTTCTATAGTTTGAGGTATAGCCGAATTTGAAATGATATACTTCAAGTCAAACCCTAGACTGTCAAACGAATACCGGCCTAAACTCGATGATATCGACGGAAGTACTACGCTATTCATTTTACATTCGTTACAGAAATAATTCATTGCTGTGACCGGACAATTATCAATTAATCCGGCAGGCAAATCTTTTATTTTCGAATATTGAAAGCAGCCATCAAAGTTTGATGCCTTTTTGTTGTTAATAAATAGATTCGCCGGAACCGATTCTAGTAAAGATCTAGAAAAACAACCTTGTGCTTTACCCCAGTTATCAAATCCCCCGAAAACTACCGCATTTGAACAATAGTAAAATAATCGTTCCGGAACTGAAGTGATCTTCGTGCTGGCAAAACATAAATTGAAATTAGAAGCAATTACATTATATTTAAATATATCCTCTGGTATTGAAGATAATAACGTTTTTTCAAAAGCACCCTTAAATTCTCGTGCTTCCGTACAGTGATCAAACAGCCCGACAGGGATTGATGTTATTGGAACACTATAAAATACATTATTAAAAATAAATGCTTTTACACAATTATCAAACAGCCCCTGCGGAATAGATGTTAAACCTGTACCACTGAAACAACTGGAAAAATAATTTCTTTCAGTGTCATTCTTCAATATAAGCCCTACATATTTCAACATTGAAAACCCGGAGAATTCTAAGCCATTTACATTGCTGTCTCCTATGCTCCAATATGCAACAAGAGATAGCTTGCTTATTGTATTTGCATAGGTCACATTACTACAGTTTTTTATTTCTACCTGATGAAAGTCTGAAGTATTGTATGTATGTGCACAGGTTTGTTTTCCTGTCCCGGATGCATTGTCTTCCGTCCCATCTCCCCATGAAATAATATAATCAGTAGTATCTGATGTGACATCAAGAGAGACGCTTTCCCCGGTAACTAACATTTGAATATTCCCATTTTCTATCGGCTTGAATGATTCAATGTCTAATGTCATGCCGGCATTGACTGTCGCATTGGTCAGGTTAACAGTAACACTACCCGTAACGTTGAAGTATCCGCCTTTAGATACAGTGTATTCATGAGTTTTCTTACTTCCTATTACCAATACAGCTTCTCCAGACGCGTCAGTAACTCCTGTTTTTCCATCGCATTGAACAGTAGCTCCCGGTAGAAGTACAGTACCGTCTTTTACTATGAATTTAACTTCGACCGTGTTTGGTTCTACATATACAGTTAAGGATGTTGCAGACGTCCCGACAGTTATATTGCCCGTATTTTCATAATATGTGTCATGGGTAACAGAATACTGATATGTTCCTTTTCCCAATGATAAAGTACATTCACCGTACTGGTTGGTCTCTCCTGTTATTCCATTACATTTTACGACAGCACCTTCTATGAGTAGTGAATTGTATTTTACGATGAATTTAACATCCACGACACCATACACAGATACAGTGTTTGTTGTATCAGATGTTATGGCACCAAATGAGAAGGTATTGCTTGCATAGCCATAAGCTGATACGATTCCGGATACAGCAGTACCCCCACGAGGTAAAATAACATATCCGTCTGCATCAGAGATGTATGATTGATCTCCAATTGTAACAGTAGCACCTTGAACATATACCGATTGGTTATAAACTTTCACCTGAATCTTTCGCAGTGGAATATATGTCACAGTATAACTTTGAGAACGCGTACCGGCTACAAGATATGAGCCTTTATAATCTTCGTGATTATCGCATTTGAATGTGAAATCAATTGTTATATTATCTTCAGAAGTTACCTTGTATGTATATTCATTTATCTTCTCCACTTCATAGTCACATTCCAAAGTTGAATTTATAAGAGACTTGCTCTGAGAAGATTTAAAGGTAAAAGTCGTCACAGGAGCAGGTTTCAATTGACCGTATGTGATAGCCAATTCGGGAAATGCCACCTTCAGTTTATTGATTTGCGCGTCAGTAGCTACGGAGACATAGCATTTACCGGTAATAACTGCCATATCTACGTTGTTGCCATTTTCATCAACTCCTTTCAAACTCATTAGCTTTATGATCGAATTTAAAGTAGGCAGTAACCAGTCTACTCCAATCAGCCGGATACGCTCTAATTTCATATCATCTAAAGCAAAGCATCTGTCAATGATAGATAATACACTAGCCTTGTTGGTGTTCTCCCATCTGATTGTTGAAAGGTTCTGTACCCCGTCAAGGATCAATCCTGCATCAGTAATATTGATCTGATTAAGTATTGTCAGGCTGGTAACGGTTTCCGGCAGGTGCATTGTACGCATATTCCCGGCAGCCGGCAGAAGTACCGCAGTTGTTGAAGTACCTTGCGCATACAGTTCTTCAATGTTATCGCATCCGGATACGTCAATAGGCTGCGTGTAACCCGGACAGTTCGCTATGTTAAGCAGCTTAAGCATACGGTTGTTACCGACATACAGTACTGTCATATTCCGGTTCTGATACCCTTCAACGATCGATCCGATGACGAGTTCCTTTAAACGGGTCATCTTTGATACGTCAACCGAACCGGGATACAGGGCAGACAGATCACCCAAAGAAGTGATCAATGAAGCTCCATAGATGATCATTTCTGTATCATTGAAAGTCATGCCTTGTGGAGCGACCATTTTGAAACTCTCGTTGAATCCGACACGCTGTGATCTGGTGGCCGATCCCCATTTGACATTGAAGTACATCGCATTGAATGAAGTCAGGGTGAGGTCAGCGCATGGTGCTACTCCGGTCCAGACAGATGGAGTATAGGTTCGGAATACAGCCGTATCACTCAGGATTGATCCGGCAAGGAATTTGCTGTCAAGATACAGAAAACGGTTTTTCCATATCCATTTACCGTATAATTCACGGCTTCCCTGAAGAGCGTAAAGATATGCCCCGGTCTTGACAATCTGAGGATTCTCATGCGATTGAGAGTAATCCAGATAGCCTTCAATAAGCGGTTGTTCGTATTTGAAATAGCCGTCTTCGTTGTAGATCGCTTCACTCCATTTCTCCGCCTGCCGGGTATACAGGCAGTCTATCATCTTGTCATACGAAAAAATGCCACGCTGGCGCATTGTATAGTACATTTCACGGATATCGTCGGCGAACGCTTCCTCAACGAGCTTCCACAATTCCGAGTCAGCGCCATTCCAGACATTCTTATTGCCAATCGTATCCTGTATCTCTACATTATAAAGAAACTCAATTACGGCCTCGTTGTTAATAGGGATAAGGGTATCGTTATCATAGAAGATAAACGACCACTTGCCGTTACCAATCCGGGTGAGGAACATATTTTTGGCACGCTGGTCGGTCATACCAAGTGCAAGGGTGATGAGTGCGTAGAAAACAACATTGTCCTTATCAAAGTACTGACTGAACTCAGACTTGAATTTCTCTACGTTACCCTTACAGCTATGTACCCATTCAAATACTTTCCGGACATTGGTTATATCAGTATTGCCGTCCGGATACCGGGCTTCAATATTGTTTTCCCATCCGGTCATATCACCGGTTTTAAATAGAGTAAGGTCGGAAGTATTGTTCAGAAACTCCCAGCTTTCATCACCTTCTTTAAAACCGAAAGTATTCTCAGCAGCCTTATCCGTATTCAGATTCACCTTCCCGATGAATACAGGTTCGGAATCTGCCGTTTCCTTGTGGAATAACAAGCATGGACGCCCGGCAACTGTCGTACGAACCTTCGGATTGGCTTTTTGTGCATCAGTCAGGATGTTCATTTCCTTAAGCATGGTGTCGATCATATTTGCCACACCCGTATTATGCGTTCCGGAAGATTCCGCGAAGTCGGTTTTGACACAGAATACGGCTGCCGGCAGGACGTCGTCGGTTACCTGGTATGAATCCTCCTTCATTCCGGTTTCTGTGTAGGTGATCCCGTCTATAAATTCAAACTTATTATTCTTGCGGGGATAATACTGTGAGGATGTACCCTGAACATTGTTCTTTATGTCTGCGATCCAGTCTAACGAAGAATTGACAGAAGAGAACAGATAGACCTTATTCGTTTTCTTGTCTCCCTTGTATTGTGGTAGGTCACCTTCGAATACAAGGCAGTCGATCATCTTGTTTACTTTCTGAAAGGATACGCTGCCGTAGTCGTCGTAGATCTGATTACGCAGGTACAGGTCACGCTTCTTCTCTACATCGTCCATATCGGCAATGTAATTATCAAGCAGCTGGTACCGGTTCAGGTTATTGTTGTACGACCTGATGTTGTAGATGTCTATTGTGGCGTCAGAGCAGCCGATGGTGATATATACAGGAACAGACTGCATGAAGTTGTCCGCATCCGGATATTGCATGGAGCCGGACTTGATGCCGTTTACGTAGATGCCTACTAACCGGTTATCCGCTCTTTTCTCTACGACGAAGGCCAGCCTGATGCGTTCTTCATCTTTGAATCGTGTGTCAATAGAGCTTTGCTCTGATTTAAGCAAGGCTGTCTGAGATGTGATCTGAATGCCACGATCCCCGGACCAGCAGGAGATGACAGGAGTATCGTAGTTATATACGTCATGTACGGTAAACTCGAATTCTATCGTTTTACCGGTTGCCCGGAAATCGGAGGCGAATAGGTGTAACGGAAGAGTTACCGATGCCCCACCACTGACACGGAGGCAGGAATAACCGTTATCATCTTTTACCCAGCCATTATTTTTCCAGTTGAATCCTGAGAATACCGCTGCTATTTCGTTGAACTTCCATTCTTCCTTGTTGGTATCGGAGTTGCTACGGTTCTGTGAAGTGAGATAGAGTTCCAGATCCTGTGTCTCCGGTTCTACGATAATAGGTGATTCGGTGACATTTATATTAAAGGTTTTCGAGACGCTTCCACAGGTGATTGTCAGAGTTAATGTACCGGCATCGTTAGCCCGGTAGCTCCATGACTGCCGTGTTCGGTCTACGGTTTGACCGGATATGATCTTACCGTTAGCGGATAATGTGATCTCGCTATTGGATGAAGCGGGAGAATAAACGATGAACGGGATGAGTAATGTATCGTATTGTTCAATCTCTGTAACGCGGAAAGAGGATGCGATGACAGGGGTATTGCTTCCCGATGATATACAGATAATATCGTAAAGCAGATGCTCGCTTTCGATGTTTGTTTCATCAACGGTAGCGGTTGCATATACCTCTAATGTATGTGCACCATGCGCTTGTGACGGAATGCTGTATGTCTGCTGACGGTTGCTGATAGCGGTCTCAATGGTACCGATTTCCTTGCTGTCGATCTTAAAGTGAATCACTTTGGTTAGTGATCCGACGGGAGTATAGACAAATGAGACCGCTCCGGTATAAGCCTTCGAATCGTCAAAGGTAGACGTTACAGAGATGCTTACTGCGCTGATCTTGAATGTCAGTTTGCGAGTAGCTCCGTAGCTGTCAGTAACCTGTACGACGAGTACGTTATCACCGAGTGACAGGTATTTGCCGATGTTGAAACTCACTTCGCCTTGATTGATCGTTTCAGAGGCCACCTGCTTACTGTTTAGGGTGTAGGTGGCAATGCCTTCTCCCGTCTCTTCTCCGGACAAGGTAGATGAGTATGTGTACTTGATCAGTGCCTCCTTGCCGTGAACGGCGGTCATGTTTGACGGAGTGACAAAAGCAAGAGTGAGCTTTGTTCCTCCACCGCCTGCAGCAGCTTTCACGGGATAGAACACGCCGGCACGCTTTTGCATTATGTAGTTGCCGTCGGGAACTAGATCGAATGATTCATCTGTGTTATCCATCTCACCTAGTGAGGTAGAACCGAATCCACTGTTTTTAGGAACCTCTGTTAATCCTATTGCCATAACATTATTATTTTCGGGATTTTCTTTTTCTGATTCTGTTACTCCGTAATCGGTATCGGCCATGACCACAACACCGCCTTTTAGACGGGTCAACTTTTCGACGTTCAAGCCACCGCTTTCGATGTCAATGTCCCCTTTGGAAGTGACGCCTTTTTCTAATGTATCCTTGATGCCTTTTTGAAGATATCTGTCATCAGCATAAGATTGAGAGGCGACCGGTTCCAGTTTAAAGTGTTTCTTACCGTCTTGAATGGTGATTGATTCGTCAACCACAAGGGTGTACAAGTTTGTCTTTCCGCTTTCTTTGACTGTTATTATCTGACCGTCATAAGGGAAATATGCCTCCTCTTCAAGATTCTGCGCGTAACGGTCAGCTTCTTCCTTTGACTCCCAGTTATCAGTTGAGTCGATAGCTCGTCCGGTTGTTCTTCTATATTGAGCAGCGAAGCTTGAACCTTTTATATTCAGTTTTACCATATCCTTATACTATTTTAAAAGTGAATGTATCCGGGTCGTTGAGTCCACCGGTTTGTAAGTACCACATGTTGTAGTCAATAGCTTCGCTACCGTTTGCGCCTTCTACTGATATTTTGATAGGACCTATGCAATATTCTTTATCTTCTGCAAAGTTGGCAGGGTAAGAAGTCAAAGATAGTTCTGATAGTGTGCCTGAAGGAACACATACAGCTACTATTTTCCAGTTGGATGCAGGAAACTTAAAGGTACCGGGACCGGTATAGAATCCGCTTGTGCCTAATGCCCGCGCATCGGCAGATGTCTGAGGAATTGAGTTACATACTCCTGCGAACCATTTGCGTTTGACGTTCACGCTGATCTTATTGGTCAAGATCGTTTCGTTTATATCTCCGTCGTCAGAAGCGGCATATACGACCGTAGCAGTATAAGTTTCCCCTTTGGTATAATTGCCTTGTAACTGCCTTGTTGCGATTTGGATTGCAGTATCATCACCTGCAAATTCCAGTACGTTTTCTTCTTGATTGTCATAATATGCTTTAGTCATCGGACCATTATCATTGCGGGTAGCGGTATAAGTCAGAGTACCCTTAGCTGATCCAAACTCAACATCATTAGCGGTTGAGAGTTTACCTGCCAATGTTGCCGGAATAGGCGCATAAAGCATTTTACGGAATATCTGTTCATATCTCATTCCACTAGGCAGAACACTGCCTGTTATAATATGTCCCACAGATGGTGAATTGACACGGATATCTCTACTTATACCTGTATCTGATCCATTTCCAATTCCAGCCCCTCCAGCATTGCCTGACACAGGGACAGCAGCAGACGAAGCGGACTGTCCGGCTTCACGTAGCCTTTTGCTGCGTGGAACGGACTTCCGTTCTGAAATGAGTATATTATATTGCTTCTTCATATTCCTTCATGATTTTATTCATATTCTACTCCTTCGAAATTATCAGGTGCTATTTCAGCTAACTTCACATTACTCTCATCCTGCTGCACATCCTGAACCTCCGACACCATTAAATAGGTATCGGTCTCGTTCGCATCTGTATAGGTGCCAAAGCCATCCAATAGCCGTACAGTTCCCGAAAGCATATTCATCCGCCTGCTGTAGTTACTATACCAAGTGCCTATCAATAGTTTTTCCAAAGGAGCGGTTACGCCTGCACGAGTAAACATGCTCAATGTAGTACGCGATGACACATCCATCAGCATCCCCATGCCGAAATTTGCCGAAGTGCGTGGAGTACCGACAATCGTTTCTATTTTCTTTTCTTCCTTAGCTGAAGAATTAAGCCACGATTTATATTCGATATCATTTCCGTCTATTGCCTTGCCATAGGAGTTGACCAAAGTCAGTTCGGGAATCTTGAATAATACCCAATTAGGATAAAAATCAATAAAAGGTGTCGGATTTTCACCTCGGCTTCGGACAGGACCGAAGAAATTCAAGATTGATAATTCAAGTACACATCCCTGACATCCGGGAGGTATCGGAATCAAATCTCCATCTCCCGCAGACTCTTTGGGGACATATGAGTTTCTATATCCTACGTTGTTAGATTGCCAGCCTCCTTTCCAGCCTGTATATCCTGAACGGTCATAATATCTCAGTGTCGTTTTACTATTCGATACACCGTCTCCATCAATCCATTTTCCATTCATTTCGACATATTGAGTTGCATAAAAATCATTATGTGCACTGCCGTCATTATATCTGTTCGCATAATGCATCTTGACTTTTCCATTTGTATCAACAATACGCAGTATATATGATACGTTATATTCACTTATTCCCTGGAATTTTTCGTATTCATTTTTCCTGTTAGTTCCGGTCGCGTCTTCAAAAGGATTAAAACGTGCATCGATTAACGCTTCTATTTTTAGGCGTAACATAACATTTGTAAGGCATGCCTGTGGATCAATTGCATCTGGAGTATAGCCATTAAAAACAGAGCGTGTTTCCGGTAATGACAACATACGTCGCACCGTAAATAATGGTTTGTGCAGGAGTGTTGCATGTCCATCTGCATTTATTGGGGTTTCCATCCCGGAGAAAGGAGATTTAAAAACATCTCTTACACGCGCAGCGATGCCAAAAGACTCGCTCCCGGAGAATACAGGAGTGATTTTAAACAGTCTGGTATTGTCCGTATCAATCTCTATTTCTCCGCTTACTCCGGAACTCTTTTTCAATTCGATCATGAAGCCAATATTGTTTGTATCAAACGGACTTTTGCTTGTGTCTTTCGCTACATAATACTGTTCAGTCCCTTCATCCAACATCTTTTCTGTCAATGTAGATGTATACAGTTCTTTTTGCGGGTATGGACTGACTGTCAATGTCACATTCTTATAAACCCTGTCTACCCCAAGTACCGCATCATCACTTTCCCAATGTACCGTTTGAGGTTCAAATGCCGTTTGTACGGCATTCAAATCGTATATGAATACTTTTCCTGCACGTTGTATAAGACGCAAAGCAAACGGACGCAGTATTTCTTCAAGAACTTCCCGCATCGTCATCGGCACTCCTTCTTCATCATAGAAGTTCTCGCAACTTATTCCCACGTTATACAGCATTTCACCGGAAACCGAATCGCATGTAGTTGATATATATTTTTCAAATCCCCGATGTTTGATTTTCGTCTCTGTTATAAAGGTTTCAATAAGACTGCCGATGGACCGTGCCCCACTCAACGAGAAATTCATACGGTCAAGCAAGGAAAAATCACTGAACGTCAGCTTCACTTCATATTCATTATCATATGAAAAAGGTTCCTCGTATGTTTCTGTATCCAGCGTTCCGCTCCAATACAAAACATCGTTCCTGTATGCATCCATACGTATACTTCCGGCTTCAACGGTATACATATCCTTGTATTGCCGGTCCACCTTGCTTACTATCTGAAGCGTTGCACCGCTTCCCTGCACAGGTTCCAGCTTGTCAGTTTCAAACCATTCAAATGATAACGGAGTATCCGAAGGGAAACGTAATTCACCGACTACCGGATAAGGAGTGTCCGCATCCTGCCATATCTCCACACGCCACAGCACACCGGCTACGCTGAAAAACTCTCCCTGATATCTTAACTGCTTTTCCATTATCTTGTACGTTGGTTATATCGGTCTACCTTATTTAATACCCCACGGAGCATTCTGCCGTCAATTCTGAATTCTACAATGCCTCCCATGCCACCTGCCGGCTGTATCAATTGACGGAGTTTATTTAAAGGAGCAACGACCTCCGGATTATTCTGCGCTCCGGAGTATTCTCCAAAAAGTCCCATTGTAGGACCATATGCTATTGCCCCATTGGCAAACTTGGGAAGATTAGCGAGAGCTGCCAGGACACTTGCCACAGCCGCAACTGCGAGTATAGGACCAACAATCGGAATACTTGCGGTGGAAGCAGCCGCTCCGGAACCGGCAACAGCCGTATTTGTCGCCACTTGTGTTGACTGCAACCCCAACAGTGATGTGATTTGAGGGATCGCAGCTGCAACAGCCTGTACCACATTCGCAGCCCAGTTCAGCCATTCTCCGGCAGCACCTCCGACAGCTTGTCCCAGACTGCCCATCACGCTTCCGATGCCGCTCATACCTTCGATAAAATCCTGATTCTTTTTATAAGCAGTGTCTACCGCTTCGTTCCATTTTTCAAAGCCGCTCTTCTTGGGATCAATCTTGGGCATCTCAATTTTGGGAAGCTTCATCTTTTTAATGGCATCATGCGTCAGTATTTTCTGCTCACTATCCGGGTTCTTTTTGCTCCTCTTGTCTTGAAAATCTTCCGCCATTTGTCCAAGATTACGTCCGGCGCTGGAAGAAGGAATTACATCTACTTTAATTTCACCATGAGTATCTTTGAATGCTTCTTTCTCTATCCATATTTTGACACCTTCTATTTGATTTTTCAGATTATCAATTTTAATCTGCAAGTCAATAGAGGCTTCTCCTATTGGTTTGCCGGATAGTTCTTTCTCATATTTGGCCAGTTCATTTTTCATGGCATCAATGCTGCCATTCATGAAAGCCGGGTCTCCACCGATGCCCATTGCTTTTTCCTTAGCCTTTTTAAGAGATTCCAGCTGATTGATCTGAATTTGTATATTACGTCCCTCTTCATCCGATGCAGTTTGTTGCACAGACTGGAGTTCTTCTATTTTCCTTTTAATATCAGCCAGAGTAAGCGACTCTTGTTGTAGATTGTCATCTTCCTTATTCCCTTCACCTTTTACCGTTTTCTGAGGAACTTTAGGCTCAGGAATAGCTTTGCCAAATACAGAAACAATACGGTTATATTCTTTCTCGTAATCGGCTCTTGCCTGTTTGATTCCATTGACATACGTCATGACCGGGTTAGTGGTATTTACTTCCCCCGCCTGTCCATAAACTTCTGTGACATCCAGTCTCTTAATAAATTTCGCCCACCGTTCAGGTATTTCCTTCTCACCTTTACGGATGCTGTTAGCTATGCCATCAAACACCCGTGCACCAGTTTCCTCACCTAACTTTTGAGTGAGTATACTACGCATTTTAGTCAGCATCTCGCTTTCTTTACCGGCTAACGAATCCCCCGCAGAAGTCAATGCTTTTTCCCCGGCACGTGCTCTTGCCGTATTGATGATCGCTTCAGACAGCAAATCATACGCCTTACGGGCATTATCTACCTTTATTTCTTCTATGCCTAACTGTTGCAAGTAATCGCCATAGGTTTCCTGTATACGGTCACGGGCCCGTTTCCATTCATCTGTCCCTTCCTTCGCATTCAACAATGGAGCAAATAGAGCATCCAGTTTCAGGCGTTCCTCCGTGACTTCTTTCTGCATACCTGCCATTGCCTCATTTAACCTGTTCTGCGCCTTTTCCGCTTCATTGCTACGCGTCGCTATTTTATAAACAGCCACACCCAACGCCACGGCAGCCACAGCAGCAAGCATATACGGACTAGCTGCAATTGCAATATTCATTAGTTTTGTGGCTCCAGTAGTTGCCACAATTGAATTACGAGCCAGATTCACATTCATGGCATAGGAAAGTACTGTAGCTTTCCCAAATTTTAATATAGAATTAAAAGCCATCTGAGCAACCACTGCCGTTTTTGCCGCAATATGATATTTACTGAGCATGGACATGGCACCAGTACCTAGCTGATAGAACGAAGCCAGCACAACCGCATTCTCACCTACTACGGAAGCATAGGCAGACATGGGTCCCAGTGAGTTGGCAAAACTGATTTTGATATCATCCACCTTTGCACGCAGTATTTCCATTTTGTGTGCTGTTGTATCCGTGCGAACAGCTGCCTGTTCCTGTGCCACATTGGTACCTGTCACCTTCCGGGTCATTTCTTCGACAGCCGATGAATTTTGTATCAGATATTGCGCAGCGGCAACATTCTCCATGCCGAAAATTTTACTCAAGTAAGTGGCATCCGTCAGCCTTGGTTTCAACGCATCCAACGCTGTAGACAAAGATGTACGGCTCAGATCGACACCTAGTTCCGTATTCAGCTTCAAGATAATGTTCCGGAGTGCTGTCCCGGCTTCACTGCCCTTCAGATTTGCCTTGGATAAAACTTCAAGTGCCCCTGCACTCTGTTCTACAGTCAAGCCCATGACAGAAGCAGCGGAACCTGCAACCTTAAAACTTTGAGAAAGTTCTTCTATCTCGGCTGCCCCATATTTACTTCCTGCCGCCAGCACATTAATAACCCGTTCCGCCTCATTTGCCGATAGTCCGAACTGGTTTATTGTACCGGCTAATGATGTTGCGGCGGCATCGATACTCATTCCGGATGCTTGTGCCAGTGTTACACTCTTTTCCTGTAAGTTGTTCAGACCCGCCATACCAATGACGGCAACATCAATCTGACTGGCGAGGATCGCATATGCGCGTGCCGCCGTACCAGCTCCCAGACCGGAGTCTTGTCCCACCTTACGCGCATTCTCGCCAAGAGCTTTCAGATCATCACCTGCAATGCCGGTAATAGAACTGAGATCTGCCATGGATTGTCCAAAGTTCATTCCGCCTTGAGACAAGTCACCCAGCACACCACCCAATCGCTCGGCTACTCCCAAAAACGCATTCAGGTCAGGCATTTTCAACCTGCTACAAATATTCCCGAAACGAGTGGTAGTAGCAGACGCCTGCTCCCCGGCCTTATCTATAGCGTCGAATTGCTTTTTAACGTTAACCAATCCTCTCGAAATATTATTTTTCAGGTTAAGTATGATGTCGAATGAAACTTTTTCCATATATTTGTGAAGTAAAAATCAAACAGTTATGACTATCGGAGGTTTCTTTATAGTATTATTCGTCGTTATCGGTCTGTACGGACTCTTTAAGAAAGATGATTGCACCATCACCGAAGAGGACATTGATGAACTCATCCACGAACTGGAAGAGGAAAAGAAAAACCTCAATCCACATTCCACAGAGCCTTGATCTCATCGAACCTTTCCTGTGTACTGGGTTCTTCCTCCGCTTCCTTTGCAGGCTTCATATCCCAGGAGAACCGACATACGTCTGTCAATTCCAGACTCCTTTTGCTATAAGGTTTCAGTATGCTGCATGCCAGGAAACGTGCCTGTTCCCACCCTCTGCGCTCTGCATACGTCTCTTTCTGTTGCCAGGCTTCGAAGACGGCCGTAAACTCCAACGGGGTGAGACGGCAGAAGTCATTCAGACACATCCCGACACACCCCATCGCCAGTCCCATCAGAGATTCAATCGTTACACTTTCGTCCCCTTCTTTTTTTTGATCCATCTTCTTCCGTTGACATTCCGTTTTGAAAGGCGGTAAAGTCTTCCAGGTTGATGCCGTCGGCAAACTGTTCGAAAGTCAGCGCAAAGTCGATTTTATCAGCACGGCAAGCACTGCGGACGCAACAATACATGAACATGGTCAGCTGCTCCACATCAGCACCGATTTCGTTTACATCCCTGCCGGTTTCGCGTTTGAAGTCGATCATTGCCCCCATGGTCACACGGGAAGGGTATTCTTTCGCACAAATGATTACTTTATTCATTGGATGATACAAGTTAAAGGTGATACATTATCCTTGTGGAGCTACAGTCTTGGTCTCAACCGGACCGGAGTTTTCCAAAGAGATAGTATAGGTAGAGTCGTCATCCGAAGGAGATGTCTCTTCCAGGCTTGTGATAAGGAACTTTCCTTCACGGTATTTCGTCTTTTCCTCTCCACGTTGCGCATAACGTACTGTTACAGGTTCACTCTTCTCCCAAAGTTCCAGCAGCTTGTCATATCCCATCTCATCTCCGTAGAACCGGAATCCTTCGGAACTGATTTCGACGGACAGACCGCTCACTGATTTCTCTTTCCACTTGCCGGCATTAGCCGCCTTTGCCTTTTCCGCCAGAGTCGGCTTCACTGCACGCTCTTTGGTTTCTGCCTTATTACTAATGGTACAAGTCTTTGAATGCCCCAGTGGAGAAAAAGCTTCTTCAACCATTAATCCGACAAGCATGTCACTGCCATGCACATATCCTAGTTCTGCCATAAATTTCCTTATTATTTAATTACGTTTCAATCGCCGTTTGATCACTATTAGAACAAGTACGGCAACGGCCATCCGTCCTGTCCATATCTGGAACCACTGCCATCCGGTCGGTTCCTTCACAATCTGCGGAGGAGGTTCTTCCACTTCCTCACCAGTCTCGTTGCGGATGCGTGTCAGTTCTTCACGAAGGTAGATTACTTCACGTGCCAGGCTGTCACAAGTGGCGCGAACCTCTACTGAATCTTCCGATACCCGCGTCACGTTGACGGTTGCCTGTCCGCTGCGGGTACTAAAGCCTGTTCCTATCGGTATCGATTTCAGTGTCCCTGCCAGAAACACTGTTTTTGCAATGCTCGGAGGTACCGGCTGCTGTATCAGAACGAATCCTCTTGCGCTGTACAGGCTGTCTAGGGAGGTAGTCTTCTCCAGTCTTTTCGGGCTTTTGCAACTCATCACGCACAGGGCAGTTAGTAGCAAAACGGCAACTGTTGGACTTCTCAACAGCCCGGCGAAGTTTTCCGAGTTCTTTTCGAATCGCATTTATTTCTTGCTTTAAAGGTTCCACAATTTCATCCATCAGGATTTGCATCGCTTTCTGAACGTTGTCCAGTTCGCTGCCACGGGTGTTTACCTGTGCGTCACGGACTTCCGCCTTCAGCTTTTCTACCTCCTGAATGTATTTCCGTCTGTCGGTATACATCCTGAATCCTCCGTAGGTGATGATAACCGTAAGGATACCACAAACCAGCTTCATGTATTCAAGTGTATCCATCTTATTCCTCCTTAATTTAGAGTAGGTCCCATCCTGCCTGCACGTCTTCCATCACCACAGGAATGCCATTTTCCACTTGTGACATGGCTGCTGCAAAGGCACACATGGTTCCCCTGTCGTTCACATCAGGAACATAACTGGAAGGTACCTGCATTTCCCTGCATACCCGGCTGATATAGCCTGAAGTATTGTTTTCTACAGATGGTGCCCAGCGGTTGATGAAGTCCGATATCGTGCGGCATCCGTTCAATTTCCGATAGTTTTGCAATAACTTCAATCCGGCACGATAACCGTAAGCCATGCTCTCGAACTGACAGAAAGAACGATCCTGTGATGGTCGGACTTCACCTTGCCAGCGCGTAGTGCCAGAGAGGCGAATATTCAGTGGATTATTATTTCTCAGTTCCCTTGTCATCATCTTTTTCTCTTTCTTCAGGTTTCTCTGCCTCAGTTTTTGCTGTTTCAGCCTTTGCGGTTTCAGTCATTACTTCCTTGGAATTCTCGGACTCTTTCAGCTCCTTGGGAGCTTTCACCTCTTTGATATTGGCAAGCTTGCGGCCTACCAGATCGTCAGCGCGTTCTTTGTCCACTTCCAGTTCTGTTCCCACCGGGTACAGAGTCTTATGATCGAACTTATCCTGAAACTCTTCCAGAACAATCACCGTTACTTTTTCTTTCTTTGCCATCGCCCGTTCTCCTTATCCTTCAACAGTTGGTTTGAACGCACCGTCAACACGCCAGTCGAGCGCGATAAACTCCTCACCGAAGCCGATTTGCGTGTCCGCCTTCATCAGCATCTTAAAGAAATAAAGCTCGCTGGCATTCGCCCACTTGTCAATCTGAATCACGTTTTCGTCATTCTGCAGATTGACGGCAGCGAAGAGATTGCCGTTCATGCCGCTATCACAAATGGTGGCTACCATCAAGCCTTCCGGCCATTGCGTCAACACTTCAAACGGAATGCCCTTGTAACGTTCCTGATTGATGTCCGTAGGAGCCGCACCTTTATTCGCAAGCTGCGTCAGTTCGTCATCATACGTATCAAAGTCCGTTACGCTCATCAGGATGCGCAGGTTGGGATTGTTACGCATGGTCACCGGAATCACCGTACGCAGTTCTTTAAGGCGTTGCAGCATCGTGGTTCCCACGGTTTTCACTTTCACGATATCCGCGTCTTTGGCAGCCTGTGTCAGGATACCGTCCATCAACAACGCATCGTCCGAACCATCTTCGTAGGTACCATTGATGTACTGGTAGCCCAGTTCGTGTCCTACCTGTTTCAGCAGTTCCTGCAACAGGATATTCTGCACATTGCCGGGTAACTGGCGGAACACCAGGTCTCCCGAAGGCTGGAACGGACGCCAAATATGTTCGAACGCGCGGGGGTTGAAGAGCGTGAAGGCCATCATATCCTTAGGCGTCAGTTTCTTTTCACTGTAAGTAAAGTCCCCCTTGCTGTCAGCTTTCGTCGGGTCTTCCTTTCGTTTTTGCAACATCTTTCCCGCCTTAACGCGCGGAATGCTGATTGCGCTGTTTACTCCGGGGATAACCATAATCAGTCCCCTGCTGACCAACTCATTGCCTGTAGTGGCAAGGGTCAGTACATTTTCCAGCACTTCGCCGGAATAGTTGGTAGTATTCAATCCTTGAATTGCCATTGTCCTTGTAAGTTATTAGTTGTTAGTATTTAACCTTCTGTCGCCCGCGTATCTGTGGGGCACTGCCGGCACTGCGTACGCTGCTCCCGACATTCTTGCCAAAGTAGGACGAACCGCCTAACTTAGCATTCTTTGGATTTTTAATCGGTATCATATCTTTGCGTATTACAGATTATTTCCGGATATTCTCACGTATTTCCTTCTGACGTTTTTCCCAGGGGCTCTCACCGGCTTGCAGTTCCTGGTTCTCAAACTTGTCTTTTAGTAGTTTTTTAGGCTTCATCGCCTTCAGTGCAGTCAAACCGTTTTTAAAGTCAGCTTTCAGAAGGTTCTTATAGGTGTCTTTCTGATCGGCACCAATGCGTCCGTCTGTTACAGCATCCGTTACAGCTGTCTCGATCCGTTCCTCTTCCTGCCGGCTAAGCTGTTCTTTCAGTTCACCGTTCTCCTTTTCCAGGTCATCGGCCTTGTCAGCTTTCCGGGCAGTCTCACCAAGTATGGACATCACTGCTGCTTCATCCGTACAGTTGGCAAAACGGGGAATCTTTTTAAAGTCTTCCAATTTCATCTTATCTGAGTTTTGTGGCTGTTGCTCCAGCACCAGCCGATTAGTAAATATACGGTATATATCATCTGTGGTACTTTCTTCGGGTACCGCTTCCACATCGTAGATGGCGTCAATAAGTCCGAGGGCCAGAGCTTCGTCCGCCTTCAGCCAGTGGTCGGTACCATCGAAATAGGCGTTCTTCACTTCTTCCTTATCCCTGCCACAACGTCCGGCAATAATTTCGACAATGGTATCCTCCAGACTTTCGATCGTTGAGATCATGTCCTGAAGATCCTTTTTGTTACCGTAACATCCGCCACTGACATTATGCAGCATCATGCGGGAATAACGGCTCATTTCCACCCGTTTTCCGCACAGGGCTATGACTCCTGCAATGCTGGCGGCAATACCGTCTATGTAGATAGTGACGTTGCTCCTGCATTGCCGGATGGCGTTGAAAATGGCAATACCGGGATAGACATCGCCACCAATGGAATTGATCCGGATATTCAGATTCTCATAACTGCCGTCCATGTACATCAGTTCGTTCACGATGTCACGGCTGGCTATCTTGCCGTCACCGCCTTCGTCACTGATTTCTCCGTAGAGCAGCAGACTGGCAGTCTTTTCATTCAGTATGGATTTAAAAAGAATCATATTTCAGCATTTAGGATATAGTGCCGGACGGCGATGCAATTTACGTCTCCGGCTTTGAATCTGTCACAAACTTATGGTGACAGGGGCAACCGTACAAAAAAGTGTGTAACGCTTACGGGCAAGTATGCAGGCGCTGTGGCATTGTCTGTAACCCCTTTGCGCTTTTTTTCTGTTCACCTCCGGGATAATGACCTTTGTGTAAATTCTAACGACTTATCATCATGGCAGATTTGACCACACAACAGAAAAAGGGTTATGCCCGCACATTATATCTGAAAGATAACCTGACGCAACAGGAGATCGCGGACAAGGTAGGCGTATCACGCAACACCATCAACCGCTGGATAGCAGCGGAGAAATGGGAGGAAATGAAGGTAGGCATGACACTCACCCGTGAACAGCAGGTTGCCAGCCTGCACCGGCAAGTGGCAGAGATCAACCGCGTGATCAGTGAGCGCGAAGAGGGAAAACGCTATGCCAATGCCGCCGAGGCCGACACACTGAACAAGTTGGCGACAGCTATTAAGAAGATGGAAACAGATGTAGGTGTTGCTGACATTATCAGTGTAGGTATGAAATTCATCAACTGGCTGCGACCGTTCGATCTAGATAAGAGCAAGGAGTTTCTTCGGTTGTGGGATGCTTTTATAAAGGATAGCTTATGACACAGACGCAGAAAGACCGTGATGCGCTCAGGGAATGGGCAGTATTCTATGAATCCGGACTTCGCCGCCAAAATTCCGACGTCAATCTGACGCAGGCGCAGATTGCCAAGGACCGTACCCGGCTGGAAGCCGACCCGATAGAATGGATCAGGTTCTTTTTCCCCGAATACTGCAAGTTTGAATTTGCAGAGTTCCAGATAAAGGCCATCAGGCGCTGTATCAAACACGAGGAATGGTTCGAAGTATTGTCATGGGCACGGGGACTGGCGAAAAGTACGACGGTGATGTTTATCGTCATGTACCTTGCGCTTACGAAAAAGAAGTGCAACGTGATGATGGCTTCCGCCACACAGGACAGTGCTGTCCGGTTGCTCGATCCTTATAAGAAACAGCTTGAAGAGAATGCCCTGATACGTGCTTATTATGGTGTGCAGGTGAATCTTGGCAACTGGTGTGCCGAAGAGTTCGTCGCTAAATGCGGTTGTTCATTCCGTGCTGTCGGTGCCGGAAACGCTCCCCGTGGTAGCCGCAACGGCGCTGTCCGTCCGGATGTGCTGCTGGTGGATGACTTCGATACGGATGAAGGCTGCCGGAATCCGGACACGATAGACAAGAACTGGACATGGTGGGAAAAAGCGCTGTACGGAACACGTGATACGGCAGTAAAAACACTGATTGTTTTCTGTGGAAATATCATTGCCCGTGACTGCTGTGTGGTACGTGCCGGGCACATGGCTGATCATTGGGATGTAGTGAACATCCGTGATGAAAAAGGATACAGCACCTGGCCGTCTAAAAATACGGAAGAAAGTATTGATATCGCTCTGTCCAAAATCAGTACTGCCGCCCAGCAGACGGAATACTTCAACAATCCGGTGACGGAAGGCGAAGTATTTAAGGAGATCACTTACGGCAAAGTACCTGACCTGAAGAAGTTCCAGTTCCTCGTCATTTACGGCGACCCGGCACCCGGTGAGAACAAAAGCAAGAACAGCAGTACAAAGAGCTGTATCCTGATGGGCATGATCGGTCCGAAACTCTATATCATCAAGCCATGTCTGGACCGTGGACTGAACGCAGAATTCATTGACTGGTATGTGCAGTTGCTGGAATACGTGGGCGGAAAAGTTCCCGTGTATTGCTACATGGAGAACAATAAACTGCAAGACCCTTTCTTCCAGCAGGTATTCAAGCCGCTGGTGGGTAAAGCACGGCGTGAAAAGAATATTCAACTCTATATTCAACCTGACGAAGCTAGAAAAACCGATAAGGCTACACGTATCGAAGCCAATCTGGAGCCTCTGAACCGGGAAGGAAATCTCATCTTCAACGAAGCCGAAAGAAACAACCCGCACATGAAACGTCTGGACGACCAATTCAGGCTGTTCACCCTGAGACTGAAGTTTCCCGCCGACGGTCCCGATTGCGTGGAAGGCGGTTACTGCATCATCAAAAAGAAGATCCAACAACTGGTACCGGTGACTGTGATACATCGTAATGACCGCCGGAACCCCAAACGATTATAGCCATGAGCAAATTTATAACTCCGCAAGATTACGATGCCAGCATCCATCGTGAAATACTGGATGCACTGACCCGCAATGATGACGCCATCATCGAGATCTGTGAGGACCGTGCCATTGCCGAAATGCGCGGATATCTCAATGCCCGCTATGACGCTGATGCCATTTTCAATGCTGAAGGCGCGGCACGCAATGAGCTTGTCCTGATGATGGCAGTAGATATCGCCGTGTATCACTTGTTCAGTATCCACAATCCTCAGAAGATGTCGCAGATACGCAAGGATCGCTACGACCGTGCAATGGAATGGCTGAAACAGGTGGCGACATTTAAAATAACGATAGACGGCGCACCGAAGCTCCCGGAAGAGGAGCAGAAAAAGAACAGCCCCTGGCTAATGAGTAGTAACCCTAAACGCACCAATCATTTATGAATATACTAGACAGGTTTCCGGTTTTCCGGAACAAAGCCGCAAAAAGTAAACGCATCACCGAAGGGAGTAACGTAACCCGTCCCGGAGCAACGGTGATACTGACACAGCCACAACGTTTCGGAATAGGTCTGGGGGACTATATGCAGGCTATCCGCAGTGCTGAAAACGTAGATTTCACACGACGTGTCAGGCTATATGACATCTATAGCGAAAGCCTGATGGACCCGCATCTGTTCAGCGTGGTACAAAAACGGAAAAGCGGAGTACTAAGCAGGAAGATTGAATTTCGCCGTAACGGCATACCCGATGATAAAGTGAATGAGCAGATATCATCACCCTGGTTCCTCCGATTTATCAGTGACGCACTGGATGCGGAATACTGGGGATTTACGCTCGTTCAGTTCTATATCAATACCAAAGGCTGGATAGATTATTATCTGGCACCACGCAAACACATAGATCCAGTGTTGCGCATCATCAAAACACGGCAAGAAGACATCAACGGTGAAAGTTTTGATAATTATGGAAACCTGCTGATGATACGGGGCAAAGAACCGCTGGGGATTCTAGCGCGTACGGCTCCATACGTTATCTATAAGCGTGGAACTATTGGTGACTGGGCGCAATTCTCCGAGATTTTCGGCATGCCGGTACGTAAATATACATACGATGCGGCGGACCCGGAAGCTTTGCACAATGCAATGGAAGCTGCACGGGAACAAGGCGGAGGAATGGATTTCTTTTGTCCGGAAGGATCTAACCTGGAATTTGTGGAAACAGGAAACACAACAGGCAGCAGTGAACTGTACAGCAGTCTCGTGGAACGCTGTAATGCTGAAATGAGCAAGGCTGTACTTGGCAATACCCTTACCACCGAAGCCAGTGAGACAGGCACACAGGCACTGGGTACCGTGCATCAGGACATAGAGCAGGAACTGGAAGAGCAGGATGCCCTTTCCATCCTGAACCTGCTGAATTATGATATGACAGACATATTTGCATTTTTGGGAGTGAATACTAAAGGAGGTGAGTTCGTTTATGTGGAGGACGCGGACATGGAGCAGGTAAAGACCCGTGCCGAATTGCTGGAAAAAGCTGTAACGGTGTTCGGACTGCCTCTGGATGATGACTACCTGTATGAGCAACTGAACGTAGAAAAGCCCGACAATTATGAGCAGTTGAAAGCGGAAATGGAAGAAAAGAAAAAGGCGGATAATCCGTTTGCGTCGCTGGGACAAATACCTGCTGGAAATAATACGCAGCCTAAGAACCGTGTGCCTTTTTTCGGGCAAGCCCCGGACAGAAACGGGGCTTTAGAGTGGTAATGGATGAACTCTACCGGGATGCTGCCGCTGATGACGAAGTAAGCGCCGCTTTCACATTCGACGACAACACCCTGAAGCGTGCCTTGAAGCATATCTACGAAAAGGACTTTCATCCCATGACGGAGATAGAGGAAAGCCTGTTCAATGAGACTTTCCGCATTTTTACTGAAGCCACCGATGAAGGTATCAGTGAATCCGGAGCAGAACTTCCTGTGGAGTTCCGGCAGAAAATAGACTGGAGCAACGCTGTATTCTCCGCTTTCAAAGTACACCGCATGCAAAACGATATTGCCACACAACTCTTCGATTCGAATGGTGATCTAAAACCATTCGAACAGTGGAAAAACGACGTACACCCGATGCTGGATCATCATGTAAAACATTGGCTGCGGACAGAGTACGACACCGCCGTCATCCGTGCACACCAGGCGGCAGACTGGCAACGGTTTGAACAATACGCCGATATCCTGCCTAACCTGGAATGGATGCCCAGCACCAGCGCGAATCCGGGAGCCGACCACATCGTGTTTTGGGGAACGATCCTGCCAATCAATCATCCCTTCTGGAGTGTCCATCGCCCGGGCGACCGCTGGAACTGCAAATGCTCCCTGTCGGCCACCAACGAACCGCCCACCGGAGCACCTCGTGGCAGCAATGAACCCAAAGACCAACCATCACCGGGATTGGATAATAATCCAGGGGTAGACGGGAAATTGTTCAGTGATACGCATCCGTATATCGCTCATGTGTATGAGGGGGCTAAGGAAGCGGTGAAGACATTCCTCAAAGACCGGTTACCGGACTATGCCAAGGTGAAGGTGGAACCACGGCACAATCAGGACGGAAAGTATTCGAAACGTACGAAGGAAATCAAGAAGGAAGCAAGAACAGCGCTTCAAGGAACAACAGTCGCGCATCCGAAACTTCAGGGTGAAATAACCATTTCCCGCCGTAGTATTGATGAATGGACCAATCAGCCTCATGAGCACTACGCCCATAAGAACGAACTGATTTTTCAAATAGGTAATGTACTCAAGAAGGCTAAATATCTGGGATATGGAAAGGATGCAAGCACAAAACCCGGTTCCAAATGGGTGCATTTGTTTGAAATTAAAATCCTTGGAGACAAGAGCTGGATCATCGTGAAAGAATATGAAGATGGAAGTAAAATCCTGTACAGTATTTCGGACAGCCCGAACATATTAAATCAGCTAAAAGAAAAGTAGCCTCTAAATCACGGCTGGAAATACAATCCAGCATAGGCTTAAAGACTACTCTCATACCACAATATACATCTATTTATTGAATAAACAATGAATATCCAAGAATTTAACCGCCGGATCCTGCAAAAGCAGAAGCAACTCTCCGACCTGATGCGACGCAAGATGCCTGTCATTGCCGGAAACATTGCCAAGCGGCACATTGAAGAAGACTTCCGTAAGGGGGGATTCACCGACAACGGCTTCCACAAATGGCAGGAAACCAAGCGACAGAAAAGCGGAGGAAAGGGAGCCGGTTCCCGCTACGGCCCGTTGCTTTCCGGTAGGAGCCATCTGGCAAGGAGCATCGAATATACACCGGGAGATAGACAAGTTACCGTTTTCACCCGTGTGTCATACGCCGGCATTCATAACAGGGGAGGAACGTTGCATCCTTCTGTCACTCCTAAGATGCGACGCTTCGCCTGGGCGCAGCACTACAGGGAAGCAGGCAAAGACAAGAAGAAAGACACCTTCTGGAAGCGCCTTGCCCTGACAAAGAAAACCAAACTGAACATCCAAATTCCACAACGACAGTTCATGCCCACGTCCACACCGGGACCGGAACTGGCCAGGAAGGTGGATGAGAGGTTTTTGAAGGAACTAAAAAGAATTATCAATACTTAAAATACAGCAGTATGGAACAACTATTCAACGACATCCAGCAACAAATCGCCACTAAAATGGGCGATACCATCACCCTCATCGACGAAGACTGCGGGCAACTGGAAGCACTCGCCAACGGTGAAGACCAGTACCCCGTCACCTTTCCCTGCGTGCTCATCGGTATCCCCGAAACCATCTGGGAAACGATGAAATCCGGAATCCAACATGGAAAAACCACTCTCACCGTCCGCCTGGCTTTCGACTGCTACGATGATACCCACTACGGAAGTTCGCAAGAGCAGCACGCGGCGGAACGCATGGCTTTGGCCGGACGCTTAAACTCCTATTTGCACTGCTGGAGGTTCGACGAATGCGCCACCGTCCTGATACGTCGCACAAGCCGCCAGTTCTCACAACCGGGAGGCATTAAAGTGTATGAAATGGAATATACTACAACAGTAGCGGATGAAATTCAGAACAACGAAAGCTGACGCTTCATCTCCTCCTGACGACGGATAATGCGCGGATCAACGGAAGCGTTGATGATATTGTAGAAAGTCTTTTCGCAGATATGGTATTTCGGCCAGATGTAGCGGCGCAGTATTTCACGATTGCTCAGACCGCTTCGGGCGTGTTCGTCATAGATCCGCACAATGTCTTCCACCCTGAACGCATAGCTGCAACCTGTGATTTTTGTCCGATTCTTCTTCATATCCCGAAATACTGATTGATTATCTGATACAAAAATAATGATAATAGCATTTGGGCACAAATAAATCCGTGCAAAAACAAGGTTTTAATTAGCCGGAGGAATAATAAATAAGTGCTTGGAAGAATAATCTGCAGGTTTATAAATTACCTTTGTACACTTTTTAATTTAAAACATAAATATTATGGTAGAATTTATCGAAACAGTGTCCAATGGAAACAAGGTGATGATCAACCTGTTTCAGGTGCAAATGATCGAACCAGTCACAGACAGTAATCAATGCATAATCAGGTTCGCTTCAGGATCGTTGGAGGATATAGAGGTTGACGAACATTACGATACCTTGGTAAGAAAAATAGGTGCGGTGTCTAAACATTAAAAAAGAAAGCCGCTACATTTATACTTGCAGCGGCTTTTCTTTTATCTGACTATTTCGGTTTCCATTAATTTATATATTTATTCTGATAAATATCTTATTAAACTTTCCTTGTCCCTAAAAAGTCTTTTATCCCATTGTGGATAATTGTTTCTCGGTACACTTAAACCGTCAGACAGCTTATAATACATCAAAAAACTGCGATCTGCATAAGATATTTCAATAGTTATTTTGCTTATAGTAGAATAACAGATATCGTCTCCACTTAGATAGCATACACTATCACCTACATTAAATTCCGTATCTATAGTCATATCTCCATTGTTATTCGTTAATAGACATTTTTTTAATATGCGCAAAACAATCATCCATAGCCTTATCAAAAGCTTCTTGACTTATGATATTTTTCTCAATCCGTTCCACGTATTCACTTGCGTAAGATGCAAGTTGGATACTTGAATCACTATTATTTACATCTTCTCTGTTATCAAAATATACATGGATGCAATCATATACTACTTCATCACCGATTTCATCAGAATTTACCCTAACTATTGCTGTAATTTTTTCGTAAGAAGTATGCGCCATGTGAATACATTTTCCAACGAGATATTGATATTTTGCCTTTTTTTTATCGGATTCCTGTTTCTTTAGCTTCTGTATTTCAGCTTCTAATTTCTGTATTCTATTCATTTTTGATTTGTTATACTCCAATTATCTTATCGTTGATACGAAATATGTTGTCACTCACAAAATCGTATATTTTATACATCAGTTCTGGTTCTTGCTTTTCGGGAGAATAAACCATTACCCTTTTACCTGCACCTTTCATCCATCCGGCTTCTGTGTTGGCCGAGCGGCCACAAGGAAGAACCATAACGCAGACATCAGCCCACTGCATACCATTAAAATCTGAATCAAAACCTTTCTGCGCAATTGGGTGATTAAGTGCTTCTTGATATTGTTCAGTTGTCCAGTTCTGCCAATCAGGGTCTATATCAGACCATTGGAAACCACCATTCCCATGTGGGGGATTCTTAAAATCATAGACCTCATGTCCTAAATCACGGAGAATAGCTACAACGTCCTGTTGAAATACATTTCTCCAACTACTTGCTACATAAATCTTTGCCATATTATTATTCCTTTTTGATTTGTTATGATTAAAATGGACTGTTATTGCTGAATACATGAAAAACAAGCTGGTTGAGCTGGTAAGTACCTATATAATCCAATAGATGATTATCAAAATAATGACCAGTCCCGATAGTCCTAATCTTGCAATCAATTATTTGTTTTTCTTTATCATCTACTATTGCCCAAATGCAAGGAACATTATCTTTAATCTGAACAGTTAGTATCTGATATCCAAGCGGCATTTTTACAATTTGCTCATCCTCAACTTTTAGAGGATATTTAAAGATTCTTTTACTCATGTCTATTTCGTTATTAATCAATTATCAAAATTTCCCGGTATGCAATGTCTATCTCATTCGTCTTCTCATTCTCATTGAAACAATAGCAAAGAAACCATTTCAACGTACCTTCATCCTCATATTGTGCTTTCCACATTTTACCATTATAGAGAGCTGACGGTTGAGAACGAGTATAATCCATGAGTATTTCAAAATCAAGTCTACTCATCACTGCATGAGTATCATCAATTAGTATCAGGTAGGTTGGCGGCTGTTGCCAACACATCCCATAAGGATGCGTCATCGATGGAATAATATTATCTTTATTCATTATTGTATTTATTTAAACGTTTGCCTGATGGCAGGCAAACGTCCGGTTATTACTTTCTAAAAAACATATCTCCGCTTATTGATCTTGCCGTATCATCATTCGTCAAGCGAATGTACCTGAAGAAGTTCTGTTCTGTCTTATGCCCTGTAAGTCGCATTATCTCTAGCGTCTTCATTCTTCCTGTCAAATAAAGGTTTGTCGCGGCTGAACGACGTGCGGTGTGACTACAGATTAGTTCCCACTTCTCTTTTGTCACAGTCTTTATTTTACCACCTACTGTGTATGAGTAGGTAATCTTATCTGTCAATCCAATTTCGCGCATGATCAGTTTAAGATATTTGTTAAAGTACTGAATGCAAAGTCCGTTAGGGATATTACCACCATACTTGGCTATAATCTCGCGAACATAATCATGCATTGGAACCTTCACGGTGACATTGGTCTTCTTTGTACGCTTCACGATAAAATCGTTCTGGAAGTTGTCAAGCGTCAGCGTTGAATAGTCCGAATAACGCAATGCTGTCAAGCAACCAACAACGAACAGATCACGTATCTTCTCCTTCGCCCTTCTGCTATCCTGTTTCCTGAACTTATAATAATAGATGCGCGTAATCTCATTCATGCTCAAGAAGACTGCAAAAGTATCTTCCAGATGCAAGTCTATTTGATTATAAGTAGGGTCGACGGCATAATTGTACTGTGAAGCCTTGCGAACCATAGATTGTAATTTCATAATGTAACCTACAATCGTGTTATGCCGCAAACCAACATTCTCAAGGTAAATGATAAAATCTTCAATGAACTCTTCTGTGACGGAATTGGTGAATATGTCACAATCGTATTCTGCGGAAAAACTGTTTATATGTCCTATCAGGGCACTGTAAACAGCCAGTGAGTTTGACGGCTTGCGCCGTGATTTCCTTTCAACTGTTTCCCGGATAAAGTCTGAAAGATAAATTCCTTCAAGAGGCTTCGATTGCCGGAAGTGATTGATATAGTCCTTTCTTGGCTTTGCCTCACGGACCAAATGTGATACTGCTAATACTGCTTTGGCTGTTCATTTTTATGTCATTAGTTATTCTTCTTTCTTATCCGGTATCCACTTTGTGGTTACCACCGCTTTTAATCTTCCGCTACCTCCACAGACAGGGCACGTGTTTCTCACTGTTTCGTTACGTTCTCCCAATGCTAGAATCCAACCGTTACCGTGACAGTTACTGCACTCAAATCCGGTAAATGTCTCCATTTCATAAGGATGTTCCTTTGACAATAAAGGTGGAGTAATCAATAAGGTTTGTTGTTTCTTGCTCATAAAGATTTCAATTTTCGTGCGACATCTGTCACTAGTTGATCAAACGCATCATTATATCCATCTTCATATTCTGCCGTTACAGGAATCATACCCGTGTGATCTTTCCGATGGATGATGAGCGAAACCGGAAGTTTGCTCTCATAAACTTGTGCCACCAAAGCGGATGCCAACGGTGGCACAAGTCTCATTTCATCAGTTCGCTTTTTCATCCTTGAACTCGGATTTTTCTTCCGGTGCAGTATAAGGATAGACATCCATGATAGCCGTCTCCGTCACCGATGAAACTTGGTATTCTGCCATCGTGCCTTTCATTCCAGCATCAAGGTTCTTCTTTGCACGCCCCAAGTCAGAAGCCTGTACTAATACATAAGTAGAGGTGCGTTTCTCTGCTCCGCTCTTTTCATCTAATGTGATAAAGCTTAATTTGCATTTGAACCAAATGTCATCAGCTTCATCATCACTTGGAAACAGCTCACTGTAATTTACACGTTTTATATCCGATACTGTAAATTCTCCGGATATAAATGGAGTCATCTCTTCGATAATCCGTGCTTCCGCTTCTGTAAAGCTGAGAGCATCCACCAGATAAGGTTCCGTTACTTTCTTCTGCATTCCGTTCTCCATTACCTTTTCGTAACGGATACGACATTCAAACCATGTGTGCATTCCCATAATTATAAATTGTTTAATTATTAATACTTGAGGTTATTCTTTCGCTTTTCAGGTTCCTCATATTTCCAGCCGTTAAGCCGGTAGCATTCTTTGCGTGCTTCTTCACTGGTGGGGAATTCACCAACCTTGTCTACCGTGACGATATCCCCTATCTCCAACCAGTGATAAACTGCCCACCGGCTACCGACGGGAGCATATGAGTATTTAGGACGCCTGATCTTCTTTCTTTGGTTCCACATAGAATGTTTCGTCTTGTACTACAACCATACCACATTTGGATAATTGCCCGGCAACTTCCTCCTTATCACGATCAGCAAGAAGACGATCCTTTGCCAGTTCCTCACTCACCCGGATATAACCGGGAAGAAATTCCTTCACCAGATTGGTGACAGATGCCCAGGTAAAGCCTTTGACATTCTTAAGTTTCGGAGTTCCTGTACGGAAACCGAATGTCCCATGAGCACTTTCGTAACTTTTACGTTTGGAGAACAACTCTTCACGATATTCCGTAGCGAATGTCTGCATGATCTCGAAGTTCTTTTCCCGGATAGCCTGTTGTTCTGCTAATATATCCGCATATTTGTCACGAATACGGGTGATCTCCATATCCATTTTACTCTGGATATTCTGCACCTTGGCATCCGCCGTTGCAAATTCACTGAAGGCGATTTCCGCCTGCTCCGATGTAATGCCGGAGATCACTACTTTTTTAACTCTTGTCTTTGCCATAAAACTTGTTTTTTGATCGTTTATACTATGTTGATTCAGTACTTTATATTAAATCTTTCGCTGCCGCCCGGTCCGGGACGACGTTTCTTTTCTTCTTCCGTCAGTTCCGAGGAGGATTTCAATAGAGCAAGACGGGTACGGTTCATTTCGATACGGGTATTCAGATTATTCCAATCTTCCAGCAGTCTGTCTGTCTCTTTCGAAGGCTCTATCAGGTCGCGTTCCATCAGAGTATCAAAGAGGGTACTCCACCGTTCTTCATCCCGGATGATCTGTAATTCAAGTCGCTGTGCCTCCGACATGCGGTAGGACATGCAGTAGTCGGATTCATTATTCATGTTCCGCCTCCTTTCTGTTTAGCCTATGTTCTTTTACTACAACACTACGATTCAGTTCACGCTTGCTGTAATAAACATTCAGTCCCTTCTGATATCCCGTTATAAATCCGTTGTCCGCCCAACGTTTGATAGTAGTCTTGCTGCATCCGATATATTTGCAGGCATCTATCTGCGAAATCAAATCATCAGTAGAGATGTCTTCAACTCTTTTCCGCTTGGTTGCAGATATTTTTTTCTGTAATCCTGCACGGCGTTCCAGACGTTCCACACGTCTCAACAACTCCCTAAATTCTGAAGCGGTTATAGTGATCATCTCTTCTACCGGTTCAATATCATCTTCCTGTTCATGATCCGGAATTAGTTCGTCCAGCGTCAATTCTCCTTTCAAGAATCGTGCTGCGTCACGACAAGCATAATAAATACCTTCACTACGGTCTGCTTCTGCCACACCTGCTACATACTTATCGAAGACACTTCGTTCATTCAGTCTGTCACTGAGAACCGAGGCCTGTTCCAGGCTAACGAGATCACCCTTCTTACGAAGAATGGCAACCGCCTTATTTATTTCCTGATTCTTTCTCATGATCTTTTGTTTTTAGATTTATTGTTTTCGTTATATGCGATGGCTTCCAGTTGTTTCTTGAATGCTTTTAACTCAGACGGATACATCTCAGACACATTCTTTCGTGAGGCACTTTTGCTGCGGGCAAAGACATTCAGCTTAGCGATATTCATTTGAAATTCTTCCTGTGTATCATTTGTGTATCCCTTATTTAGAAAGGAAATCTGAAAAGACAAACAGAAAATAGCCTTTACCAACTTCTTCGCTTCCTCACGTGCTTTTTCAGCCTGATCCTCGTTGAGTGATGCTAATAATCTGCGAGCTTCATCGAAAGAAAGCTCTTTGCTGCTCTGCGTTCTCCCGTCCGTAAAAGAAGAAATGCAGTCGTGACGAGCATCATCGTCCATACCAATTCGATGAAAAGTAGCGTGCAAAGCCTTCATCTGTTGCGGACTGATTGCTTTATCTTTTGTTGTTCTCATAACTCTAACTTTTATTATCGTTGATATTTATCTCCCCAGTATTTTTCAGCTTCTTCTGGCCATACGTCAATCTGCATTTTTGGTCCGTTGAACCGCCCCTTGCTGAAAGCCCTGTATCCTTCTACGTAAACTTTCTGGGAAGCATCGTACATCACGCTACGGGCACTACGCCCGGAAGGAAGCTTTCCATCCGCATGGCTTACGAAAATAATCAGCTTGTCTTTATGCTTTTCCTTGAAGGTGATATATTGCTTATACGTCATCTGCGTATACTGGAAACTGTCAATCACCACAATTCCCGGAGATTTTCGTCGCAACAGTCGTTCACTCAAATCTTTCATCGGCTCATTGTCAAGAAGAAGAAACCGACGGTTCACTTCCAGCATTCCGCATCGTAACAGTGTGTTTTTCATTGTCAGGCTGACTCCCTCTTCAAGACTATCATTAATTACCCGTTCAAACTGACACAAGTATTTGCAAAGCTGCACTACAAAAGTGGTCTTTCCATTTCCTGAGTTTCCCCAGACTATCCAGATACCTTTCCGTTCAGGCTCGCCGAAAGCGTCATACCATTCATCCCGAAAAGGGAAAGTCTCAATCTTCGTAGCCAATAACTCGCTCACCGATTTGGCTCTCCCCATTATTCCGCTTCTCCTTTCCTGGCACGTGCATCCATGATACGTTTGCGGCTATGTACACAGCGTTTCACCCGTCGCAAGTCGTTCTCGCTAGCCTCTGCGTCTTTCAATACTTTCTTTATTTCCGCTTCGTCCGTCAGCCCGTTAGCCTGGCAGATGGCGTGAATATCGTTTTGGGTCGTGCTTTTTACCTCGAAGAAACGACGGCCAATACGGCTGTATATTTCCTTATAACCCTTCTTGTTATAACGGAGCCCATTCTCCAGGCGACGTTTGATATAGTTGGTAGAAAGGAAAATGATTCCCGCATGACCTTCCAAACGATTATAAATGGAAATGAAGTAGTTGAATACACTATCCGTCAGTTTGTCGCCTTCGTCGAAAATAATAAGCGGATTACCTAAAAAGGCGATCATGGAAATGGCATACTCCAGCATATCCCGAAGATTGGTCCCATCGGTAGGAGCGCCCACCTGTTTGGATATCTCACGTACGAAATCGCTTTTCTTCATGTCTTCGGAGCAAAGGATATAAAAAACGTTCCGGTGCTTCTTGCGATAGTCGATAGCAGCGGTAGTCTTTCCGCACCCAGCATCCCCTACAATCCATGTGACGTTCTTATACATCTGTGCATCAGTCATCATGAAGGATATTTCTTTGAAGGCTACGCTTTCGTGAATCTCCCAACAATCGAAACTGAATCCGATCTGCGTGGCAATGCGAATGAACATGTCGTCAGAGATATTGGTATATTTACTGTTCACTATGGTAGATACAGTGGCGGCACTCACACCGTTCAGGCTTTCAGCCGCACGGTTACGGGACAGGTAGTTGTCACAGTAGGCACTCAGTGCGTCACGGATAGCATTCTTATGCTCAAGGCTTAATTCTTTCATTGTTTCGTATATTGTTTAAACTGTTATTTTTCGTCATTCTAATAGCGTTCAAGGCAGTCGATATCATCAAATGTGAGATTGGAAGTCACTTTGGTATATTCTCCGGTAGTGGAATATGCCAGTTCCGTGCCGTCATCCTCTTCCTCAATCGCCAGTTTTTCCGGCAAGGATATGGGGGACTGTAGCGTTCCAGCTTCATATTTCTCACGTACTTCCTCCATTTTCTTTTCGCTCACATTCTTCGGTTGCGGAGTAGAGAGGTTAAAGAGTTCGGCTGCGATGGATTCGTCCAGATCGAAATCTTCTGTGCTGAGTTGGATCAGCGCCATTGTCTCCTTATTTTGGTCGACAGTTCGACGCATGAAGGAAGTCTGATCAGCGGTTCGAGTCTGTGTGTCACGGTTGATGACGGTCCGCGGAGTTGCGCTTATACTGTATTTCAATCCGGAAGCGGTCGGTTCCCAAAGTTCAATACGGGTCATATCCATCGGATCATACATCACACGGAACTTGCGTCCTATGTTGCGAAGCGCCCATTGTTCATTACGAAGCCCGTCTTCGCCATAGACTTCGTACTCATATTTCTGCTTGTCGATCTCTATTTTCAGCCCGGCATTGATGTAGGTCACCTCTTTGGCACTTGTGAGCCAGAACATCTGAATCAGTTCAACCGGCTGCACGGGTGATATTTCCGGATTCTCACTCATGCGGTACATGTCAATGCGAGCGATACCGGTAGCCGGATGAGCGGCATTGTTCCATTCCTCACGGCATTGACGGTATATTTCTTTCACTTCTTCCAAAGTAGGAAGAGCATAAGCATTCTTTTCTATGAATTCAAGATTGGGCTTGCTGTTCATCTTTACGGCTGTCACGTTCTGCCCGGTGAAATACCATATTTTATGAAGTATCTGCTGCTGGAACCGTCCGAAGACGCTTTCTATTGTTTTGCTCTGACCGTTGTATGGCATGGTAGGTTTATGAAGGATAGCAATCTTGTCGAAGAATCCTCGCGCCGCCAGCTTATTATGTCCACCCTGATTGTCGTTTACAATTTCATAGGGACGAACACCAGCGAATTCTACTGCCTGCCGGAAAGCCCGGTACTGACTGTCAAAAGTTTCTTTCGGAGCGATATCGTAGCCTATTAGCGTCTCACTATAAGCGTCAAGAACTTCGTAAACAGAAGTGGTACACATTTTATTATCCGCATTTTTATAGTACAGGTTCAGCTTAGTACCATCGGAATACCAAAGAGCATCACGCATCTGCGGAAGTTGTGTCTTCAATAAAGAAGAGTATTTCGATTTCCACTTCTGCATCCCATATACGGCAGCAAACCAAAGTGGCATCACAGCGGGATCATACAGATAATTGCGAAGAGTAGTCATGGACTTGATAGGTTTCAATCCACGTTCTATCGCCTGACGATTGTACTCCTCAAATATCTGAGAGTCAGTATAGACAGGAAACTTACTACGTTTCAGTTTCAACAGCAAGCGCCCTTCCATCGGCCCGATCTTTCGAGTGTTTTGGTTACCATTCTTAGCGCTGACTAATACCTCATACCCATAATTCTTATAAGCATTGTACTTTTCACGCAGGCGGGCAGCATTCCCGGGAAGCGTATGCTGATACAGCGAACGAAGCTTCTCACAAGTACCCATTACAGCCTCCCAAATTTCCTTGGAGTGCGAATAACCACTCTTCCTGTGCAGCGATTTCATTTCATTCTCCACACGGATCATTTCATTCATCACTTGGGCATTCAGTACATATTCTGCCTGCTTCACATCTGTCAAGCTACTACCATCGGATAATGTAAATTTATCACGGTAGAATACAATAGCTTTGCTATCAGTTCTTAGTGTATCACTCATGGTTTCTTCTTTGATTTGTTCTTTCAACTTTTGTTCTGCATCCGGATACTTGGTGTCGTAAGCCTCCTTGATGGGACGATAAAGGGAAACGTAGTCAATAAGAGCGCAAGAACCTTTTCCCTTTCCAGGACGAAGCACCCGAATTTTCCCTTCACGCACTTTCTTCTTATAGTTCGGTTTACTCAGGATTCCTCCCTGAGTCACCAACTCAGCGAAAGTCACGCACCGTATATTACCAAACATTTCCATAATCAAACATTTTAAATTTGCACAAGCATCCGGCACCGACCCGAATCCGTAAGCCACTCGTGAAAGTTCTAATCTTGCATGTGAGAAAAACACTATTCCTATTCATCCCGAACCAAAATAGTTTTGCTACCTTTGTAGCTATCAAAACCAATAAATTATATAATCATGAACTATTTCTCTATTATTTTTTACTCGTACTGTCGAGGTCCACTTGATGATGTTCGCACAATTTATAAAGATCATCTAAGGAAATTGAACCTGAGATACAGTAGTGACATTTATTTTCCTGAATCCGGATGGTCAACCCCTGCATTAGGAGTTCCTTTGGAGTTGAATTTTTTAGTAAGAATTCCAAAAGACCGGCTAACCGAAGATAAGGCTCTGCTGAAGAGTCTTGTATCGCTTTCTGATAATATAAAGAAGGATGTTCCTGGCATAATAGAGATATCCATAAAAACGAATTGTTAGTCATCTCGTTAATTGATTCCAAACAGCCTGCTTTTAGTAGTGATAGTTCGGTTTCATTCCTTAGAATCGTAAGTTCCTCAATGTGTTCCTCTAAATTCTTTCGATATATCATTCTTTCGTCATCCATCACTCAGCCCTCCTTTCTTCCTCTTCCAAAACCCGTCCCAGCAACATAGCCACCGAAAGAATCAACAATACACCAGCCGTACAAGCATCTTTTATTGAAACGCCAAGCCCGTCAACCAAATTGAGAGCCATAATAAACGCAGCTGTAGCGGCCACATTCTGAATCCATCTAATTACTTTCATATCTAATTTTTTATGAGTTTATAATTTCCTTCACGTTTCCTTTAGAGTCAAGTACCTTGACTATTCTTTTTAGTTCATCGGTCACATCGATAATCTGTACCAACGACCCGCCATTGATCAGAGCGGCTTCCCTAATTTGGCAAGCCTGTGAACTGTTCCTTTTAAATAGTAGTGCTTGACTTACATTCTGCACAGTTACACCGAATGCCTTGGCCAACTTAGCCTTACCTGTAGCATTCAGTTCAATCTTCTGTCTGATTTTCTTTTCCATATATAAACTCTGATTAAAATTATTCTTATCTTTGAGGCTGTTTCACTTAAACATGCTGCAAACTTACAGAATATTCTGATATGAACAAAGAAAATAAAAATGCAGAAATTTCTGCAAGAATAGCGGAAATCTTGCAATATACAGGTGATACGCGTAACGGCTTCGCTGTTAAGCTTGGATACGAACGTGCCCAAACGGTTTATGATGTCATGAATATGAAGTCTGCACCAAGCTATGACTTCTTTCGACGTTTTTCTACATCAGAATATTCTGATACAATAGATTTAAAGTGGTTGCTCTCTGGTGAAGGTTCCATGCTTCGTGATGACCATCAAATACAATCAGAATCATTGCAGTCGACAGTTCAACAAGAATTATCGGGCGAAGCTGCTGCATATTATAGGTTATACGAAAAAAAAGATGCTGAAGTAGGCATGCTCAAAGAACAAATAGGTGCTTTAAAAGCTAAACTCGCTCAATACGAATCGCAGCCAGAAGTTAGCAAAGATAATCTTAAGGGTTTAGACTCTGTGAAGAATGCTTCTACAAAGAAACCTTCTTCGCCAAATGCCGACAATGTGATCTCTGTCACTGCCCCATGAAAAAAGAACTTAAGAGAATATATATAGAAAATAACTAGATATACAACCTCTAAATAGTCTTTAAGCCTGCAATATTGGAATAAAAGAGTATATCTCAAATTAAAAACATATGAACAGCACATTATGGTAAGAAGCGAATACGATTTTAATAAAATAGTGAAAGCTCTTGAAGGTATAAAAAGCAGATTAGACAGGAATAGCGGAGTAAAAGCAGAACTTATATATAAAGCTAAAGATTTAGATAAAGTCCTGTCCGCAGGAACTATCGAGCAAGATACCTC